CGCGTTCATTTGTCCTGGCACGCTCTGCGGAATACATCCGCATACCATCCGATGTATTTGCTATCGTGACGGGGAAAAGCACATATGCACGCAATGGCGTCATCGCCAACGTCACCCCGATGGAGCCGGGGTGGGAGGGCTACCTCACCATCGAACTCAGCAACACCGCAACGCTCCCGTCGCGGGTTTGGGCAGGGGAGGGCATCGTGCAATGTGTGTTTTTTGCTGGTGATGAGCCTCGCTTGCTCTATGAGGGGCTATACCAGAACCAACAGGGCGTCACGATTGCAAGGGTACAATGAACGTTGAACTTGTGTGAACACCTAGACGTAATAGAAAGGAGAAAGTGATGAACGACTACATACCAACCATTATTCTGGACTTTGATGGTGTGCTGCACTCCTACGAGAGTGGTTGGCTGGGAGCCGAGAACATCCCAGACCCGCCCGTGCCTGGCGCGGTGAAGTTTGTTACCAAGGCGGTGAAACACTTCAAGGTGGCGGTGTACAGCACCCGCAGTGGGGAGGATGGCGGCATACCGGCGATGCAGGCGTGGATGTGTCAGCACGGGTTTCCGGTTGATGAAATCGCTTTCCCAACCACCAAGCCTCCTGCACTCTGGAGCCTGGATGACCGTGTGGATCGATTCACTGGCATATTCCCCGACATCGACTATATCAAGGCATTCAAACCCTGGTACGAAAATGAACGTTGAACTTGTGTGGCACACACCAGACGCAGAGACTGTGATGGCATACTGCGCTCGCGTGTCATCAACGCGGCAGTCTGCTAATCCGAAACCAGACCAGTTCATTCGCAGCGCCATTCGTGACGGTCACTGGTCGGTTTTGGCAATGGCGAATATGTGTGTCAGCATTACAACCAGTCTTCCCATCGCTACGCAGATTATTCGGCACTGGTCAATGCACAACGGCGGTGAGTGGGACGGCGTGCAACAGCAGAGCCGCCGCTACGACAGCCGTATTGCGTTTGAGCCGCCACTCCCAGCGCGGCAACAACCTGCCTCACGACGGGACGCTGTTGATACAATCATTGACGACGAAGATGTGCAGGCGTGGTGGAGAGCGGCGTGTGACACATCGGATGACGTTGCCGAGGACTTGTACAACAATGCACTGAAACGCGGCATCAGCCGTGAGCAAGCTCGCCGCCTCCTCAACGAGGGCACCCAAACCACACTCTGCATCAACGGCACCATCCGCTCCTGGTATCACTACATCCAGCAACGGTTGTCGATGCATGCGCAGGAGGAGCATCGCCAGGTTGCGGAGCAGGTGCTGGTTATCTTACACACTGTTGCCCCCACTGTTGCGCAGTGTATCACCAAACGCTCAGCCCCCACACCGGGCGACATTGACCGCGTTATTGGCACGCTCCGCAACGCAGCCAACACCGAAGGAGGGCATCACAAGCAGTACTTTATTGTACACGTATTAAAGTTGCTTGGTGTTGATGTGTCCGATTTGGATGACGGGGTGGCACCATGAGTGAGAAACTCTACCCGCTCGCCCTCGCTATCTTGGCGGTGATTGCGACACTGGCGCTTCACGTCATCGTGGGACTGGTTGCCGGCATCCCGTTCGCAATAATGCCAGAAGTACTGGTGGTCACCGGACTGATAGGGATGCTCCTGGCGGGCACCGTCGGGTTTGTTTTGGGGAGGCAAAATGACTGAACCGACAGAAACAACACTCCCTATCGCTGAGTTGCAGCCGCATCCCCGCAATTACAACCGCCACCCCGAACCGCAGGTGAAGCGCATTGCGGCATCGCTTAAAAAGCACGGTCAGGTGCGCCCCATTGTTGTGCATGGCACCACCATCATCGCTGGGCACGGCGTGTACCAGGCAGCGCAGCATCTTGGCTATCAATCACTCCGTTGCACAGTACTCCCCGCCGACTGGACTGATGAGCAGGCGATGGCCTACCTCGTGACAGACAACGAAACGCGACGCGGGGCTGAACCAGACGTAAGCGAACTGGCGGCGTTGCTCGATGAGTTGCAGCAGGATTTTGACCTGGATAGCCTGGGCTTTGATGAGCAGGAGTACAGCGCGTTGTTAGATGGGTTGACGCCAGACCTGCCTGTTTCCGGCGATGGCGGCGATGAGTTCGAACCCGATGACGCCGCGCCCTGCCGGGTGCAGACGGGTGACGTGTGGCTCATCGGCGGCGTGCATCGGCTCATCTGCGGGGATTGCACCGACCCGGCAACGGTGGATCGGTTGATGCAGGGTGAGCGGGCGTCGTTTTCAGAGGTTGATCCGCCATATGAAATGGAGGTAAATCAACAGGTTGATGCATTAAGACTATGCCAGGGCACTATAGCCCTTTGGGGCATGGCGTTTGAATTAGCGCCGGTATGCTTGGAGTGGCAACGCTGGCCTGATGTTGACCTGGTGTGGCGATTCCATTTTGGGCGGATGTACAGCAGTCAACGCCCATTCTGTCATCATCGTAATATTTGGCTTTTTAATATTGATTATTACAATGCCGAATGGCGTGGAGAAAACGGAGAGCCACCGTCAACATTTTTTGAGGCCGCCTACACTAGCACGCATCACAAGCATGAAAAGCCGCTTGATGTTCTCATGTCATTGCTTGAACAGTATGTGCCGTCTGGCGACCTGGTGTATGTGCCTTTTGGTGGGGGTGGTGGCACGCTTATTGCTGCCCATCGGTGTGGTAGGATTACGCGGCTCGTGGAGATTGAACCGCGTTTTTGTGAGACTATAGTGCAGCGTGCCGAAGCCGAGAAACTCACAGTAGAGCGAGTTGCTCAGGCTTTGCAGGGGTCGAGCCGTGATGCTGTGTGATATAGCGCGGGTTTTCGTAGCCCGCCGGGAGAAAACACTGCAAATCCTTTTTGATGTAATGCCGCACGCCGAGGCGCTGACACATCTCAACAATGCGATGTGTGTAGCCTTCCCAGTCCGCAGTATTGGTCATCGGCAGGTAGTTTGCCCTGCCGATTTTATACAGATCAACAAACTCGTGCGTATGTTCGATGATCTGCAAACTTGCTTCGGTGCTCAGTGTCGGCTCCAGGCTGACCCACGTGAAGATGCCCGCCTGATGGAATGCGCGCAATGTACTGATGCGGTCATCTGGCAGCGCCGCGCCGCGTTCCCATTTTTGACTGAAATCAGTATCCAACGACGTGAGCGTGCTGGCAAAAGCATCACGGTCGGGTCGGAACAAATCCAGATCGCGCAACGCCCGCTTGCCGCCCTTCGTGAGCGTGCAAATACCCAGACCGTGCGCTTGCAACGTTTGCAGCACAGGGCGCGTGAGCGATGTATCAAATGGGTGGTACGGGTCTGTGGTGAACGACAACATCACCTGTTCGGTGATGCCAAGCTCCTGGTACTTTGCCGCGTCTTTGCGCAACTTGCTAAGAAATTCGGGGCGCGGCTCTGCACCAGCGTCAAATTCGGGGCGTGGCATACGCAGCACGTTGGGCACGTAGCAATAGGCGCACTGATGGCCGCAGCCGCGATAGGGGTTTGTGGCAAGTTTGGAATACTCGCCAGCCTGTCCGCGTGGTGCATAGATGATCGAGCAGCCTTTGACGCTCCAACCGTCGAGGTTTAGTGTCGGCATAACAGTCTCCGTTCTGTTGTCTCCGATAATCAGTGGGGCTGCCGTTCGGAGTATCCGGCAGTGTCACGCGCTGATCAGGCACGTCAAGCCCATTTATATTATAACACGTTTTTTCTGCATACCAAAGGCAAGAATGGGTTAAGATATGGCACGCAGACAGGTCACCACATTCGAACAGCAGCGCCGCGTAGACAAAGTTTACACGCTACTCCTCAGCGGCAGTAATCGGCAAGAAATTTCTCAGTACGCAGAAAGAGAATGGGGCGCTAATCAACGCACTGTTGACACCCTTATTTCTCGTGCTCGTGACCGGCTCAGTGAGGAGTCTGCTGCATATCGTGCCAACGCGATGGCAGAGCATCTTGCCGCACGGCGGCAACTGCGCATGCAGGCGGTAGAAAACAAAGACTGGCGGTTCCTCTTGGATGTGTTGCGGGAAGAGGCCAAACTACTGGGACTGTACGAAACTGAGTTGTTGGGCAGGATAGAGGCATTGGAGCAGCGTTTTGCAGAGAGCGGCACTCCGCAACCGCATAACAGCGATGGAGGCGCGGGTGATGAACCAAACACCCGTTAATCGCCCCACGCCACATATCACACTTCTGGACTACCAAAGAGAGATTGTAGCCGCATCCCGTCGGTTCAACGTCGTTTGCGCCGGGCGGCGCATTGGCAAAACCACACTGGGAATGGAGCGCATCATAGACGCGGCGATAGCAGGCAACCCGGCAGCCTGGTTCAGTCCGACGTACAAAATGATGCTGGAAGTATGGCAAGGGATCACCGGACTGCTCTACCACCATCACAAACGCCTGTCGGTGCAGGAGCGCCGCCTTGAGTTGCAGACCGGGGGTGTGATCGAGTTCTGGTCGTTGGACACTGCAGACGCCGTGCGTGGTCGCAAGTATGCTCGCGTGGTCATTGATGAGGCGGCGATGGTGCGCAACCTGAGTAACGCCTGGCAAGCCATCATACGACCCACGCTCACCGACCTGGCGGGTGATATGTGGATGCTTTCCACCCCGCGAGGTCGTGATTTCTTCTGGGAGATGTGGCAACGTGGGCAGGATGGCAAGGATGACTACATGTCGTGGCAACTCCCTACGACCACCAACCCACTCATAGACCCCGGCGAGATTGATGCCGCACGGCAGGAACTTCCGGAGCGTACCTACAACCAGGAGTACCTGGCTGTCTTTGTTGAAGACGGCGCTGGTGTGTTTCGCCGTATCCACGAAGCCACCAGCGCAGTTCTGCAACTCAGCGCCATTGACGGTCACTCCTACGTTGTCGGTGTTGATTGGGCACGGTCTAGCGACTTCACCGTGTTCGCCGTACTGGATGTGACTGAGGCCGCCATTGTTCACATTGACCGCTTCACCGACATCAACTACGCCGTGCAAGTCGGCAGGCTCAAGGCGCTTTGTGAGCGGTTTGAGCCTGACCTGGTGATAGCAGAGCAGAATGCGATGGGTGGACCGCTAGTGGAGCAGTTGCAGCGTGAGGGTTTGCCAGTGCAGGGTTTTACCATGACCGCACCAGCAAAAATGCGGCTCGTTGACGACCTCGCACTCGCATTTGAGCGAGACGCCTTGCGCATTATCCCACACGAGGTATTGATAGCAGAGTTGTCAGCATACGAAGCGGAGCGACTTCCCGGCGGCTTGATACGCTACAACGCACCGTCCGGGCAGCACGACGACACAGTCGTAGCGACAATGCTGGCGTGGTCTGGCGCGTCGTATGTCGCAACGAGTGGATTGATCAGTTTCCTGTGAGGCATATTAACCGACCCGTGTGATTGACGGAACTGGATTGCCATGATATATTGATGATATGACGATCATTGACCGCGCCATACGTTCCATTGCAGCGCGCCTTGGCTACATCAAAGCCGATGAGGCGCAACCGTTGCCGTCATGGGCATCGCTATATGGTGATGCGTACGAGCACGTCTACCCCGACCCTGGCCAGGAGCGCGGTCAGTACGGATACTACTCCGGCAGCGCAGCGGTGTGGAGCGCGGTCAACGCGGTGGCACGGACGGCAGCCACCACAGCGTTTTCTGTCAAGCGCCGCAAACCTGGCGAGGAGTTGGTTGATATCCCCTCACATCCATTTGAGCTTCTCCTGCAGCGTCCCAACCCCTACCACAGTCGCTATCGGCTCTTGGATGCCACGTTCGCTTATCTCGCTATCACCGGGAATGCGTATTGGTTCCTCAACCGCACTGATGCCGAGAGTGAGCCAGATGAGATATGGATCATCCCACCTCACAACATGGCTCCCGTCCCCGGCGGCGATACCAGCATGGTACAGGGATATGTTTTTGAGAATGATTATGCTCAACGTATCACCCTGGAGACCTGGGAGGTAGCACATTTCAGCACATTCAACCCCTACGACTACTATCGCGGATTGTCGCCCCTTATGCCGCTTGCGATTGACGTACAGGCCGACATGAGCCAGCAACAGTGGCAGCGTCGGCACTACTCGCTCGACAACGGCAAACTGCCGGGTATTTTGGCGTTTGCTGATCGTGTCTCCGATGCCGAATGGGAAGGCATCAAGTATGACATCAAAAAACATAGCAAGGAAGACCGAATGATGCTCCTGCGCAATGCCGGTAAAGGTGGCGTGCAGTGGCTCCCGATCACCGTTGAGCAGCAAAAAAAACAATTTCTGGAAACACGGCAGTTCACCAAAGAGGACATCTACGCTGTTCTAGCTCCCGGACTGGCATCGATGCTGGCGGTGAACGCAACCGAGGCCAATGCTAACGCCGGTCGAGCCACGTTCCTTGACCTGGCCGTGTATCCACTCCTTGTCCTTGTTGCAGAGGAAATTACCAACCATATCCTGCCATCCTACAATACTCGCGCTCGCAGCGACCTGGTGGGAATGTTTGAGGACATCCGCAATCACGACCAGGCGCTTGAGCTGCAGCAAATCGCCGCATACGAGCGCACGCATACGGTCGACGAGACACGACAGCGCTGGTGGCAATCCCCACCGCTTGGCACTGAGGAGCAGCCCGACCAACGCGGCGCGTTGCTCGTGTCTGACCGCCTTGCGCAGACCCGGCGGGCGCTGGGTGAGATGCAGGACAGGTTGGAAACGATAATAACAAACGGGAACGGGGTGCATTGATGACCAGAGGCCGTGCCACATCATCGCCACCCCCTCCGACTGTCGGTACTATCAGCGCACGCCTCACCGCGTTCCTGCAGCTTGTCACCGATACGGCACGCGAGAATGCCAACAAGCGCGGTGCGGTGGTCGTTTATGACGCAGAGGGTCGGTCCGGCGTTGTGTTTATGCCACGCTCTGCGTTGGACACGATGCCAACAATTGTGCAATGGTTCGTTGATACATATAATATACATAGTGAGTTTGTGGCCATTAATAGCACGACTGGTGAGATATTGAGGATGGAATACTGATGACCAAGTATGCGCTACAGGCACTCTACTGCCTACTGCTCGAACTCGTCTACGACGAGCAACACCAACACATCCGACAGCAAACCATGTCGCTCCTCGTGGCGCTCGACAATGAGGTGCCAGGCGAATCGAGACAGTGCCGTCCACGCACTCGTGACGAACGAGGTAAGGCCAAAAAGAGCGCTGCATAGCGCGTATAGTGTGATACAATAAATATAGCCATCCCTGAATTTTAAGTAAGGCAATGCGTAGCAGCGAGCATTGCCTTTTTTTATGCCCTGGGAAATCCGACAAATAAACAACCGCTTCTGTGTTTTCAAGGATGGCGAGACTACTCCTGTAGAAGGCGGGTGTCATGACACCCGCGAGGCAGCGCAACGCCAGTTGACAGCGCTCAATATCGAGTACTACGGTGATGAAGCGATGCGTGCAGTGCCAGCACGCTACCGTGATATTGATTTCTCGCCTCCCCAGAGCGTGCGAGACGCGGCTCGTGTTGGCCTCAACCTGCACGAGGATGGACACAGTGGCGACGGTCTGGAGTCAACAACCGTGCTCTGGGCAAACCGCATCGCTCGTGGCGATGATATCAGCCCCGAACGAGCCAAGCAGGGCTACCGATTTTTCGCTCGTAACGAACGGTTCCTGGATGCCGACAGGGAGACCCCCGCATACACGTCGGCTCTGCTTTGGTTTGGCAGACCGGGCATGTCTTGGTTCAACCGCTTGTGGCAACAGATGGAAGCGGCGGACGCAGAGGCTGGTGTCAAGGCTGTTGTCGCCATCAAGGCTGCCAACGGCGAGTGGCAGCTTGACGTGCTTGGCGTGCCGTTTGGCTCCCCCGCTGAACGTGACGCGCATGGTGAGTTCTTCAACGAAAAAACCCAATTCTACGCAGAAAAAATACCGCACCCCCCTGTCGTCTATTATCACGGCTTCACACCGGACGGCAAACCACAGAGCGCTCCTGAGTTTATCGGACAGACCACGCAACGCTGGACAGACCAGAGCGGGGTCTGGTATCGCGTCGTGCTTGACCAGGCAAACATGTTCGCCAGGCGCGTGTGGGAAGCTGCACAGCAGGGTCTGGCGCGGGCATCGTCGGGCACGATGGAGCACTTGCGGCGGGTGGGACGCGATGGACACATCACACACTGGCTCGTGAGCGAGCTATCACTATTCGATATCGGACAGGGCCGGCAGCCTGCCAACCGTTATGCGGTGGCAGTCCCGGCAGCGAAAGCGTTGTATAGTAGGGCAGGTCTATCCCTGCCAACGGAGGTTATTATTATGGGTGACGAGAACAACAACACTCCTCCGCCGCAGGGGGGGCTTCTCCAGAATACAAATGGACAGTACGTTTTGACACAGGAGCAGCTACAAGAAGCGCTGAACCAGGCTGCACAGCAGGCGCATGAGGCAACTGCCGCCATTGCACAGCAGTACTCGCCACGCCCGGTGGACAGAAGCACTGTCGACGACGGTATCCATGCCAGCGTGAAGGGCATCCTTGAGCAGTATGGTGTACGACAAGAGCAAAGCGAGATTGCACAGTTGCGTGGGGATGTCAAGGCGCTCACCGATGCAATGAAGCAGATACAGACCGAACAGCGCCGTCTGCCGATGGGCAACGGTAGTACACCAATGCTGAACCTCAAGACTGGTGACATCAAGAAGTATGACCATCTTGACACCGCAGACCAGTTGACGCTCTGCGCACTACTCACCGGCCAACATAACGGCGTCAATATCCCCCGCGTGAGTCAGGCTGCAATCAAGGCAGCTGCGATGAAGTGCGCGGACGACAAGAGCGAAGTCGGTATTATCGGACAGTCTGCGATGAAGGCTGCTGGTGTTTCGGTCAAGACCGGCGAGGTAATGGTGGAGGCTGACGGTAGTGACTACGGTGCAGATTGGGTGTCCACAGCGTTTTCCACCATGCTCTGGCGTGAAATTCGCCTCGCTGCGTTTGTGGCGCAAATGGTGCCGAGTCTCGAATTTCCGCCGGGCGCAAACACGATGGAAATGCCGCTCGAAGGCCAGGACCCGACCTTCTACCACGTAGCAGAGGCTGCTGACACGGACTACAACGCCACCAGTGGACAGATAAACGCCACCATCCCGGTGAGCAACCCGCAAGCAGACAAACGCACCATGACGCTATCGAAAATGGGCGCTCGAACACAGCATAGTGGCGAACTGGAAGAAGATAGCATCATCCCATTCCTGCGGGAGTTGCGCGGGCAAATAGTGCGAAGCGGGGCAGAGAATCTCGACTGGGTGTTGATTGATGGTGACACCACAACGAGTGGAACAAACATCAACACCAACACCACCGCCACCGCTACGGCTGTGTACACAACC